GTCCTACACACCCGGACCTGGCCGTGGCTTGAGACCCGCATCTTGGATCTCGCCACCCGTCCGGGCACCCGACTTTCCTCCGCCCTCCAAAATTCGAAGTGAGGCAACACCGTGCCGTTGCGTGATCTGTCCACATTCCATGATCCCGATCTGATCCTGCCGATTCAGGGTGTCGAGTACCGGATCAAGTCGCCCAGCATTTTGGAGGCGGACCGGATTCGCGGACTGAACTTCGACCCCGAGATGGTCGACGACAAACTGCACTCCGAAGTGGTCAAAATCCTTGGCTCGACCCGCGACACGATGACCGCGAACGGGCTACCGGACACCTATGCCACCCACGCCGGCCGCACCGCCCTCGTCTACTTCGGTATTTCACCGGAGGCGGGGCACGCGTATTGGCAGTTTCAGCAACTCGCTTCTGTCGTCGATACAGACGCCCTGATTGCGCAGCACAAATCTTCTGCGGAGACCGACGCCCCCGAGTAGCGCGCCCGCCAATCCATTGAATGGGAGTAGCACATGTCCACAAGGGTTGGCGAAATCTTCGCAGACTTGTCCCTCGACACCTCCGCATTCGAGACCGCGGTACGCCAGTCCGAGCGCAACTTCAACGGTTTGCGGCAGGCCGCGGACCGTTCCATGCAGGGCGTTCGCCAGGGTGGGGAGCAGGCCGCCTCTGGCCTGAACTCGGTGTCCAATGCCGCCGAGCGTGCAGGCCGGGCACAGCAGGCTGCCGGCGATCAGGCCGCCCAGGCTGCACGCCAGCAGATTCAGGCGTTGGAACGGTTACAGGCTGAGACGCGCCGGTATGGCACGCAGGCGGAGACCGCGCAGGAACGCGCACGTGTGGCCGTTGAGTCCCGCACCATCGCTGAGCGCAACTTGCGGGAAGTGCAGCAGCGGGGAAGTGCCACCGCGGATGAGATTTCCGCCGCCGAGCGCCGCCTCGAAACCGCACGCCGCGACGTCATCCGAACCACTGATCGTGCGCAGTCATCTGCCGACCGGCTCGCCGCCTCGCAGCGCCGCACGGCGCAGGTCGCCGACACCGTCACCGACGCGACCCGCCGGGCTGCACGCCAGACCGAGAACGTTGGCAACTCCGCCCGCGACGCAGAGCAGGACATGCGCCGACTCGGACGGGCCAGCGAAGAAGCCGCACAGCAGACCAACAACATTGGCGAAGGTCTCCAGGAGCGCATGGGGGGCGCCCTCGAAGGCATCGGTGGACTCGCGGAGAGTGCTGGCGGTTCCGCTGGCGGTGGGTTTCTCGGTTCCTTTGGTGGGCGTGTCGCCTCCCTCGGCTCGAAGGCTGGCCCCATTGGCATGGCCCTCGCAGGTATCGCCGCAGTCGGCCTGGCTGCCGGCGCAGTCCTCGCCGACGCCATCGCCGACGGCATGAAGCAAGAACAGAATCTCGACCTTATCCAGGCCCAGTTGGGCATCAATGAGGAAACCACACGCCGCATCGGATCGGCCGCCGGGATGTCGTTCTCATCCGGGTGGGGTGAGTCCGTTGAGTCGAACATGGCCACCGTCAAGATGGCGATTCAGAACGGCCTGCTCTCGGGCGAGGAAGACACGTCAATGTTCAAGGCGTCAATCGACGACCTGAACATCCTCAGCCAGAAACTTGGCGGCGAGGTCGAAGATTCAGTCAAGGCAGTTGGCTCCCTGGTGACGTCGGGTCTCGCAAAAGACTGGCAGGAAGCGGCGAACATGATCGCCAAAGCCTCGGACGGCACAACAAACAAGGCCGGCGACCTAGCTGAAAGTGTTTGGGAGTACTCGGCAGGCTGGAAAGAGGCCGGGTTCAGTGCCGAGTTCTCCCTCGGATTGATCCGGCAGGCAACCGACGCCGGCGCATGGAACTCTGACGCCCCCGCCGATGCCATCCGCGAGTTCGGTCGTCGCATCTCTGAAGAGGGCGACACCATGAAAGAGGTCTTTTCTGGCCTCGGGTTCGACGCCGAGCAGATGTATGCCACTTTCAAGGAGGGTGGCCCGGAGGCTGAGGCCGCATTCGATCGGGTCTTCGACAAGATCCGCGACATGCCAGACGGCAAAGATAAGGCCGACGCAATTCGGAACCTTCTCGGCGATATATCCGGCGACTTCATGGCGGCCTATGAGCAGTGGGACCCGTCGCGGGCTGTGTCTGCTTTTGGTGACGCCACGGGCGCCATCAAGGAAGCGGGCGACACGATGTCGTCCAACGCCGCATCGTCGTTCGAAGCCGCCAAGAACTCAATCTCCGTGTCCGCAGATTCGATCAAGCTAGCCCTTGCCGATGCGTTCGGGCCCGCCATGACGCAGGTTGCAACGTGGGTCAGTGAACACAAGCCGGAGATCATCGGGTTCTTCACTGAACTGGCAACGGGCGCACTGACTTGCCTTGACGGCATGATGGCGTTCTCGTCGGGCGCGTTGCGGGCGTGGGCGTTCTTCGCTGAAGGTGTCGGCGGAACCATCGGTACGATCGTTCAGCAGTTGGCTGGCCTCATCGATGCCCAGGCGAGTGTCCTCGACCTGATCCCCGGCATGGGTGGTCAGGCTGATGACTTCCGCGGCATCGCTGATGGTATGCGCGGGTTCGCGGAGTCTGTTGGCACCGCGGGCGACAAGGCTCGTGGCATGGCTGACGTCATCGACGAAGGCCGCCCGATCATTCAGGGGATGCGGGACGATGTCGGCGCCGCAGGGCAGGCTGCACAGAACTCGGAGTTGATGATGCGCGCCCTCGGTGAGGGTGTGAACGCCATCCCTGATGGCAAGAACATCAACATTACGGACTCGACCCCGGAGGCGCAGCAGCGTTTGCGGGATCTCGGGCTGACGGTGACGACATTGCCGGACGGCACGGTTGATGTGTCCGCGAACACCGCTGAAGGTCAGGCGATCATTGATGCCTGGATTCACCAGCCGCGAAACACTGATGTGTTGGTGACCCCGGTTATCAACCAGCAGGCGTGGGCGAATGCGCAGCGCACGTTCAACCAGTCTGGGCAGCAGGGGCCGGTGGCGCCGATCTTCAAGGCCGACGGCGGGGTTGTGAACTTCGCCAACGGCACGGAGAACCATACGGCGCAGATCGCCGCGCCGGGCGCGTGGCGTGTGTGGGCGGAACCCGAAACGGGTGGCGAAGCGTATATCCCGCTCGCGCAGGGGAAGCGTGGCCGCTCCATTTCGATCCTCGGCGATGTTGCTGAACGCTTCGGTATGGCGTTGGTGAAGCGGGAGACGGGCAACATCTTCCGTGGTGACCCCAAGTCGTTGACGGATGAGACGGACCCGACCGGGTGGCGTGCCCTTCTGGGTGGCGACTACAACGGGAAGCTTTCCAAACTCGGTATCGAAGAGGATCACCCCCTGGTTGATGCTGTGTTGAGTGGCCGCAAGGTCATCAATGACGGCGACTACGACGGCAGCCTCTCCAAGTACGGCATCGAAGAGGATAGCCCACTGGTGTCGGCGCTCCTTGGGATGCACAAGATGTCGTCGTTTGCTGATGGCGGTGTCGTCGAAGGCATGACGGACTTTGTGTCCGGGATTTCTCCGGGTATGCAGATGACGTCAGGTGCACGCGACAGCGCCGACTACCACGGGCAGGGTTTGGCCGCCGACTTCTCGAATGGTTCCGCGAACACGGATGAAATGTTGGCGTTGGCCAATGCGATTGCCGACCGTTACCCGGATTCGCTCGAGCTGATCTACTCCGACCCCCGGTTCGACCGCAACATGAAGGACGGCAAAGTCGTCGACCCGTCGTTCTATGGCGCGGACACGATGGCGGAACATCAGAACCACGTCCACTGGGCACGCAAGCAGGCCCCGTCGGCCGCTGACGAGAAGATGTTCAACCCCGAAGGCACGCCGCCGCCCGATACGCGCACCGAGAAGCAGAAGATTGCCGACGCGATTGTTGCGGAGGGTAAGCGGCGAGGCATCTCCGACAAGGGCATCAAGACGGCGCTTGCAACCGGGCTTGCCGAGTCGGATCTGGCGAACATCGACCACGGCCCCGACTCCTCGACTGGCGTGTTTCAGCAGCAGGACAACGGCGCGTGGGGCACCGCTGAGGAGCGGATGGACCCGACAAAGTCGTCGGGCATGTTCTATGACCAGTTGCAGAAATTGGATTACGAGAACATGTCGGAGGCTGAGGCGGCGCAGGCGGTGCAGAAGTCTGCGTTCTCGGATGGGTCGAATTATGCGGCGAAGTTGGGTGAGGCTGATGCCTTGCTGGCGGAGTCGTATGCCCGATCCGCGCCTACCGCACCGGCTCCCGGTTCGGATGAGAAGCCTGCACAGTCGGGAACAGGGCAGGCGGTGTACGTCACCAACTGGCCGTCCTCGTTTGCGTCCGGGTCCTCGTCGGGTTCGTCGACGTCGTCGAAGTCCGGCACGTCTACTCCCTCCGCGCCGCCGCCTGCCAAGGCGGAAGCGAACACGGACAGCCACGACATCAGCACCGCGGGCGGGCGCGCAACACTAGCAGCCGCTATCGGTGCGAAGTTCCTTGCCGACGGCGGCATCGAAGACCACACCGCGCAGATCGCCAACGCCGGTGATATGCGGATCTTCGCCGAGCCGGAAACGGGCGGGGAAGCATACATCCCGATGGGTGCGTCGAAGCGTGGCCGTTCGGTCGGCATCCTGCAGCAGGTTGCGGGCCGGTTCGGGTACGCCCTGACCGCATACGCAGGTGGTGGTTTCGGTGGGGTCAGCGGCGCGAACGATCACACCGCCGGTTCCTGGAAAGCCATCTCAGGTGCAAGGAATGCCCCGTCATCGTTGGCGACACCGTTGCGTGACACCCGCCTGTTGAAGGCGCGGGATCAGGCGCAGCAGTTGGCCGGCTTCGCAGTCGGCTCCGCTCTTGCGGTGGCGTCCGGGTTCGACGGTGACGGCAACTTCACCGGCAACTTCAACACCTCCAACACCAGCATCCCCGGCCTGGACAAAGTCCTCGAGGAACTGGCGAAGAAGATCCAGCCCCAGCCCGCGGTGAACATCGAGCACGCCGAGATCACGGCGGACGACCCCAAGGACTTGGTCGATCAGGCAATGGACCCCTCCAGAATGCCATTCATGCAGACAGGAATCTAACGCCATGACAGTTCGTTACGAACTGGTCGGCGTCGATGCCCCGAACTCCCCCCAACACACATGGGAGTTCGGGGCACCCGATTGCCCGCTAAGACTT